GTCCGTGACGGAGGAGCCGCGGCCGGACTATGTACGGTACAGCTTTGCATTCTGGGAGGATGACAACGGCTACGATGGCGGCCTGACGGAAAACAATGACGGCAGGACGTGGCCGGGGAGCGGCTTGGCGGCGTCTGAAGAGACCCATGGAGCCGGGCGGGTATACACCGTGAAGCGGGGGGATACCCTGTGGGGCATTGCCCGGCGCTGTGGCGTGACCTTGAGCAGCCTGATCGCTGCCAATCCACAGATCAAAAATCCCAATCTCATTTATCCGGGGAATGAGGTGAGGCTGCCGTGACAGGACGGATCTTTACGGCAGACCATCATGTCTATGATCTGCCGCCGCTGCTGAGTTGGAACGTGAGACATACGGGGACGGTGCCCTGCGACAGCTGGTCCGTGACGGCGGTGTATCAGCCGGAAATGCTGACAGTGCTGCGAATGGCGGCGGGTTTCGCCGCCATTGAGAATGGAATGACACAGTTACGGGGAATCGTGGACGAATATACCGTGGAACTGGGCAGCAGGGGGATGACGGTGACACTGTCCGGCCGGGGATACGCCGCACGGCTGTTGGATAACGAGTCCCGGCCTGTGACCTATGAGCAGGTGACGCTGCGGGAACTGATCCGCTGTCACGCGGAGCCTTATGGCATTTCCTGCGGGGCTGCGGCGGATCTGAGGTCCACGGTGCCCTATACCGCTGGGGCGGGGATCAGCCAATGGAAGGTGATTTCGGAGTTTTGCCGGACCTATGGAGGCTTCCTGCCCCGGTTTGCCAAAACCGGAGAGCTGCTGGCAACACCGGAACAGGACAGCGGAAAGAGGATCATCCTTGACAGCGGCAGTCCGGTGCTGAATTGCCGAATCCGGGAGGATCACTACGGCGTGCTGACGGAGGCGCTGGTCATCGACAAGCGGCAGAATGTCAGCTACTCTGTGAAAAATCCGGAGATGATTGCCAAGGGCGGCCAGTGCCGCCGGGTGATCTATACGCCGGGGCGGAGCACCTGGGATGCCATGCGCTATACGGGAGAATACCAGATCCAACAGTCCAAAAAGGAGGAGCAGGCGGTGACGGTAACGCTGCCGGGGAGCTTTGGTGCATTTCCGGGGGATCGGGTGACGGTGAGACTGGAAAAGCTGGGCCTTACCGGAAATTACCGGGTGGCGGAGACGGAAAACCGGTTTTCCGCCAGAGAAGGAGCCGTGATGATCTGGACATTGAAGGAGTGTGGTTGAAATGTGGCTGGCACAGAGCATGAAGCAGGCGGTCCCCACGGCGGATGCCGACCAGGGGATCTCTACCATAGTGGGAGATCAGATGGGAGTGGTGACCCGGGGCGAAGTGCGGCAGTTACCCATCTACGGTCCGGGCGGTTATGTGTGGCTGCCGGAGAGCGGGGCTTCCGTGCTGGTCATTAAGGGCGGCCCCGGCGGAGAGGAGCAGTGCGTCTGCGGCGGTAAGCAGGCGGAGGTCCCAAAGGGGATGCAGCCGGGGGAGGTCTATATTTACGGTCCGAAGGGCAGCAATGTGTATTTGCAGAAGGATGGGACGATTGAACTGACAGGGCGAATTTCCATCAGAGGACAACTTCTTATCAACGGGCAGCCCTACAAACCTTGCACCTGCGGAGAGGGAGGGATTCTGTAGTGCTGATGCTGGTGAACGGTGATTATGTACCGCAGGGAAACGGATTACAGTCAGCGAAGGGGGACGAGGCAGTTTTGCAGCGGATGCTGATGAAACTGACTGCCCGGCGGGGGCAGTTTCCCTTTATGGAGAATTTCGGCAGCAGACTGTGGACTTTGGACCGGCTGCGTCCTGCGGAACGGCAGGCTGCGGCGGAACAGTATGTACTGGAGGCCCTCCGGGATGAGCCGGGCCTGATGGTAGAGCAGGTGACGCTGGCGGAGAACGGCGGAAAGGCGTCCCTGACGGTGAACGCCGTCAAAGACGAACGCCGATTGACGGCGGAGGTGGCCTTGGGGCAGGAGGGAGTGACAATGTGAGAGCGACGGAGACGATCTATCGGGAAATGCTGGCGGCCTACGCCAAGCGGCGGGGCGGACAGCTTCAGGAGGACTGCGACCTGTCGGTGCGGCTGTGGGCGGCAGCGGCACAGATCCAGGCGTTGGAGGCACAGGCGGAATGGGTGCTGGGGCAGAGCTTTCCACAGACAGCTGCAGGGGTCTATCTGGACCGCCACGGAGCCATGCGAGGCATTGTCCGGCAGGCACCCAGCAGGGCGACCGGTCAGTTGACCTTTCGGCTGTCCAACGCACAGACCGGCGCGGTGAGCGTGGAGACCGGAACGGTGTGCATGACGGAGGGAACTGTCCGGTTCCGGACTACGGAGCCGGGGACGATCCCGGCGGGGGAGATTTCGGTGACCGTGGCGGCGGAGGCCGTGGAGACTGGCAGCAGCGGGAACGTGGGAGCCGGAACCGTTCATGTGCTGACGGCGTGTCCCGTGGCGGTGGCGGCAGTCACCAATGAAAAGGCATTCACGGGCGGACTGTCGGAGGAAACGGATGAGGAACTGCGGCAGCGGATTTTGGACAGCTTTCAGCGGCTGCCCAATGGAGCCAACGCCGCGTGGTATGAGCTGACCGCCTGCCGTCACGAGGGTGTGGCGGCGGCCAAGGCGGTGGGAAAAGCCCGGGGCGCCGGGACAGTGGATGTGTATGTATCGGCACCGGATGGTATTCCCTCGGAGAAGTTGCTGACAGAGCTTCAGACGGTTTTTCAGAAAAGCCGGGAGATCGCGGTGAACGTGCAGGTAAAAGCGCCCACGGCTGCGACAGTGAACGTGGCGGTGACGGTAAAAACGGCGGAAGGGACGGATTTTGCCAATGTGAAGACTGCGGTGGAGGCTGATCTGGCGGAGCAGTTCAACGGAAAGCTGTTAGGCAGGGGCGTGAAGCTGGCGGAGCTGAACAGCAGAATCTATGCTCTGCCGGGTGTAGAGAACTGTCATATTACGGCCCCGTCAGCTGATCTGGCGGCCAATGACACGGTGCTGCCGGTATTGGGGACGGTGACAGTGACAGAGGAGGCGTGAGGCGTGTGTATGAGCAGTATTTGATTCGCCTGTTGGCCCCTTTGAGTCTCTACAATCTCCGAGCACCCCATAACGGCGGCGAGTTGGCGGCGCTGGGCGGGGAGCTGGACAGCGTCAGTGGGCTGGTAGAACTGGTGGAACGGGAAAGCCTGCTGGCCACGGCGGAGAGCGAGGGTCTTGACCGCCGGGAGGTATTGTTTGCTCACAAGCCTGCGGCCGTGACCCAAGAGGACCGCCGGGAGGCCATCGCCGCGCTGCTGCGGATCAGCGAGGACAGCCTGACACCGGAGGCCATCAACGATACTCTCACCGGCTGCGGCATCCGGGCCAGAGCGGAGGAAAAGGCGGACGGCAGCCTGCGGGTCGTATTTCCCAGAACTGCCGGTGTGCCGGCGGAGTTCGACCAGATCAGGAAGATTATTTTAGATATTCTACCCTGTCATTTGGAGGTGGAGTTCTACTTCCGCTATCTGACTTGGGCAGAATGTGAAGCGGCAGAATATACATGGGATGAGGTGGAGACGGCACAGCATACCTGGGAGAGCTTTCAACTGGCGGTGCCGCCGGAGGAATGAGACATGAGTGAGATCATAACCGCCGCCATCACCGGCTGTGTGACGCTGCTGGGGGTGCTTTTGAGCAACCGGGCGGCCCAAGCGGTAACGGATGAGAAGCTCACGGAGCTGACCCGGGAAGTCCGGGAGCACAATCATTTCGCACGGCGGGTGCCGGTGGTGGAGGAACAGATCCGGGGCATGGACCGCCGGTTGGAGCAGTTAGAGCGGGGACAGCGGCGTCAGCCAATCTCTTGAGATGGCGGACAGAGAGGAGAGTAAGGATGGACATTTCGGCATTTGGTATGGCAGGCGTGGCGGCGATCACGGTGATCTGCTACCTTGTGGGGTGGATCGTTAAGGTGTCCGGTCTGGATAACAAGTGGATCCCGGTGATCGTGGGTGTCTGCGGGGGGATCTTGGGCGTTGTGGGAATGCTGGTCATGACGGATTTTCCGGCGGCGGACCCGCTGACCGCCGCTGCGGTGGGAATCGTCAGCGGCCTCGCGGCCACAGGCGTGGATCAGATCAGCAAACAGATGAAGGACTGAGGGCGGAAAGGAGCGCGAAGATGGAAAAGATGTTTGAGAAAATCATCAGCGAAGGGAAAAAGTCCGGCAAGAGCATTGAAGAGATCAATGCCGAGCTGAAGGCGGCTGGGGCCAACTTCCACTTGAATCCCGACGGCGGCGTGGCCGGTTGGACCGATGCAGAGATGGAGGAGGGCTTTATCCCTGCGGAAGAGGACCCCAAGGAGGCCCGGCGTACCTTGGATATGCGCCGCAGAATGGAATTTGCCGGGACTGAGCAGATCCAGTGGATCCCCGGCGGCAGGTTTGCAGTCAGTTATGACGAGGACGGCTACGCTAAGAGCGCCGTCCGGCTCCATGACTGATGTATTTGCCTGTACCAGAGCGCAGATCTATTACAACAGCAAACGGAAACCTCTGGCGCAGGTGAAGCGGGAGTCCGGATGCAGCCACATCATCAACGGCTATTTGTTTAACGGCAGCTTTCAGCCGGTTGGCTGGACGGTAATCGACGGCAAGGTCATCAGTCGGGACGCCTATCAGGACTGGGGAATTTCCATCGGTTCTGATGGGAAGCCCCAGATGCTGACGGATCGGGGCGGCAGTTTTCTTTCCGGGGTGCCTCTTTTGAAAAATGGGGCGAAGCTGGAGCGAAGCCTGACGCCGGATGTGGCCCGCTCCGCAGCCCGGACAGCTGTGGGCTGGATGCCGGATGGACGGATCTGCCTGTGGTGCGACAAGACCAGCCTGACCCGGGAGCAGCTTCAAAACAAGCTGCTGGGCCTGGGCGTGGCGGATGCGCTGATGTTGGACGGCGGCGGTTCCACCCAGGGATTTTTTCCCTCTGGTAAGGTGGCCAGTTCCCGAAAGGTGCCGACGATGGTCCTGTTTTGGGAAGAGACCCACCAGGAGGAGAACACAGACCTGAACTGGGCAGGAAAGTCTGGGATCCTGACGGAGGCCCAGCTTGCGGAGCCGGAAAAAGCCGTTACCCGACGGGAATTGGCGGAAATTCTGCATCGGCTTCAAAAATAAATTCAAAAAATCGGGGAGGCTTTTATGAAAGTTTCCCCGATTTTTTGCTTGAAAGCCAGTGCTTGACAACAGAGCGGAGCGGGGTATGA